TGTGGACCCTATAAATGACTTTGTTTTAATGTATGATTCCTCTGCGGTTTCGTTAAAAAAAGTCACACCATCGAACATTGTAAGGGGTGGAACTACATCAGACTTCCCGATTGGTGGCAATGCTACGATTAGCGGAACTCTTGCTGTAACAGGAGCGATCACTGCGACATCAACAATCAACGGGACAACAATCCCTTCCACAAAAACGCTAGTCACAACCACCGATACTCAAACGCTTACTAGCAAAACTCTCACAACTCCAATCATAAGCTCAATATCTAATACCGGAACCATCACACTTCCCACCTCAACTGATACTCTTGTGGGCAGGGCAACAACTGACACGCTTACAAATAAAACTCTTACAAGCCCTGTGATTTCAGGTGGGACAATCAATAATGCTACGATTGGTGCTACAACTGCATCTTCGGCTAGTTTTACTACTATTAGCGCAAGTGGTTTGATTACTGCAAGTGGTGGAGTTTTGGGAAATGTTACTGGTAATTTAACTGGAAACGCAAGCGGATCGTCGAGTTCATGCACAGGAAATGCCGCAACGGCTACAACTGCTTCGGCTTGTAGCGGAAACTCTGCAACTGCCACAACTGCTTCGGCTTGCACTGGAAATTCTGCAACTGCCTCGGCTTGCACCGGAAACTCTGCAACTGCCACAACTCTTGAGACCACAAGAACAATAAATGGAATCAATTTTAACGGATCTGCAAACATTATAACTAATCCAAGCACAGGGGCATATTCTAACGGATATGGTGCGAGAACAGTTACATCAGTAACCTCTACACCGACTGGTGGGGCGGACGGTGACATCGTATATGTTATTTAACCAATGCCGACTACATACATTAGAAATGGTGGAACTTGGCCGAAAGTAAAGAAAGCGTTCATAAGGAACGGTGGCGTTTGGTCTGAGATAAAGACTATTTGGGTTAGAAACTCGGGAGCATGGAGCAAATACTTCGTTAACCTAGTTACCGTAAATGTTGTTCAGTCACAGAATAACATAAATCTAAAAACCCTTTATGTTAACCAGACTGGCGAAAACCCGAGCAGTGGTGTTTCAGTTTTGTTTAATATAAACGCAAATATAGGTAGTACCAGTGCGTCAACCCCATCTATTGTTACAGGTTCATGGCCTTCTGAATCTGAGATAACTATAAGCATTGCAAACGGCGTGTATGTCGCAGGCGCAGGTGGAGGTGCTGGGGAGGCGGGAGGAAGCGGGATTTCATTGGGTTATAATGTTGCGATAGTTAATAATGGGGTAATTGCCGGAGGAGGAGGAGGAGGAGGGGGTGGTAGTTATCAGGGCAATGAGTTTCGCGGGGGATCGGGTGCTGGTTTGGTAAATGGCTTTTTATACAGTGAGACAAATGGAACTGCTATCTCTGGTTCCATATTTGGATCTGCTTATACTGCCAACGGTGGTAGGGGTGGGGCCTTAGGGAATAGCGGTGCGGCATCGGGTGGTAATCTTAGCGTAGGCAGATACCCCGCTGGGGCAGGTGGTAGTTCCATACAAGCAAATGGCTACACTGCTACAATTACTGGAAGCGGAAGCCGAATAAACTAAGTGAAAATGCGCCCCCAAAACTATTACTAACAAGAAAGAAAACAAACTATGAACTTATCTGACATGGCATCATTCGTAACCGGAAAGATCGGCAAAACCGATTCTGACTCAGTAGCCCAATGCAGGGAATTTCTCGCTAGAAGATATGAACTTATATGGTCTAGTCAGCTTTGGAGGGATACCCTAGGAACATCCACGCAAACAGTTCAGGCCGGAACTCAGGATGTAACTATATCCAATACCGCGATTGACCAGATCGTTGCAGTTAGATGGTCTGACACCACGCTTGGACCAGTTCAATATGAAGCGGTATATGCGATTGATCCTACTCTCTTCGACAACACCGGAACCCCCCTTGGCTTTGTAACACTACCCAAAACTGCGACAGGGATATGTCAACTGCGTCTAGTCCAGACTCCTTCCGAAACAAAAACACTCTCTGTTCTCGGAAAGATCAAGCTCCGGATTATCGACGGATCTTCTCAATTTCAAACCCGCAACCTAACCAACGATACGGACAGTCCGGCCCTTAACGGCATCGACAATGCTCTACTAGCTTTCGCAGAGGGGGATATGCTTACGAGAGACAGGCAGTATGCGAAGGCTCAAATGATGTATGGGGATGGTGTGGCTCAAATCAAGGTTGCTACTAACATCGAGAGAGGTCAGTCGGCATATAACCTGACTGTTACTGCGGTGGATTCCGGTGAATGGTCGAGGTCTGATTGGGATTATCCAGTATATTCCGGATCTAAGTCATCATTCCTAGGGTAAGCAAAAGAAAATGCCTATTGTCTCAAACTCCGGATTGGATGATCCAATCCTGTTCGATGTTACATCATCATTCGTTGGTGGTGTAAATAATATCTCATCGACTAAACTACTAGCAGATAATCAAGGTTCTGAGTTTATCAATGTTGACATAGATCGGATTGGGAATGCGGTGACTCGGCGTGGTACAGCATCGGTGTCCTCCTCAGCCGTTCCTGAGGGTACTGCTCAAATTCAGGGAATGTATTATTTTGATACGGGAGTTGTTAACCAGATTGTAATAGCGAAGAATGGCAAGATATTCTCTTATGATGGGAATGTGGGATCGGGGTCTTGGACTAGGGACGCATCTTCGTATGTAAGCGGATCTACTGATAATGTTGTAACCTTTGCCCAACTATCAGATAAGTTGTATTTCTGCGATGGGACTAGCGACATTAAGAGTTACAACGGGACTACCGTTGCCTCTATACCTGCGGCGGCAAATGCGCCAACAGGAGTCAGGCTTCTATGCTCTCATACGAATAGAATGTTCGCGATCAGGTCAGCAGAATCAGATACTATCTATGTTTCTGACCTTCTATCAGTAGAGGGGACTTCGGCGTGGTCAAATGTTGACTCATTCCGAGTAGGTGGAGATGGTGAGCCTATTACGGGGATAGCTTCATGGACTGGTTATCGGTTGGTTGTTTTTAAGGAGAACTCAACATACGTCATCACAACTGACCCAACTGCCGCTAGTATTGCAAATTGGTCTATTGAGGTTGTTAGCTCAGAGGTTGGGTGCGTAGCCCAAAATAGCATTTGTCAGATTGGGGCTAATTTATATTGGTTGGCGCAAGATGGTGTAAGAAGTATGCAGAGAATCCTGCAAGGAACAGATCAGGAAATCTCTGAGCCGTTATCCAAGATCATCGACTCGACGATTAAGGAAATAAACAGGACATACATATCGAGGGCATCTGCGTTGTACTATCGGAACCGATACATTTTATCAGTGCCGACAGGTACATCAACGGTCAACGACTGCTCTATTGTTTATAACACCGTACACAAAGCATGGTCGGGGAAATGGACGAACTTCGGGGCAAATCAATTCTGCCACTACACAAACAGTCCATCCAACTGCCTAGTTCTTGGAACACCCAATGGTTCTGTATTGCAGTGGAAAGAGTGGGTTAACGATAACAATGAAATAGCTTCGGACTATCAAGACTCTGGTTCAGATATAAGAACTAGCCTGACTACGAAAGAGTTCACCTTTGGGGATATGATGAGCTATAAAAGCCTTAACAATGTTGAGGTTCAGTTCTATTCAAGTCTAGCCTACTGCTCCGTTTCACTGGTTGACGAAAATGGAAATACTGTAATTGCGTTGTCGAACATAGATAGTTCGGCTTTCTCTGGTGGGCTTGGAGCGTTAATTCTTCCGTTCACGCTAAACGGAAGTGCGGTTATTCGTAATCAAAGGTCAAAGAGGAGGGCTAGAAGCCTTCTCGGGAACCAACCAGTTAGAGGTGTACAGGTGCTTGTTGAAAGCAGTTCCGGAAAACTCAATCTCCAATCTGTGATTGTGAGTGCCTTTTTGGATGCCTTCGTGAGTGAGGAGCTATGACCATAACAGCGTCAATGGCGGCTGATTGGGTTAGCACTCGAATGGAGGGGTGGGAGAATACGACTCAAACAACAAATGTTATTCAGTGGTACATGAATAAGGAGCTATGCGGAATCGCGACTGACGGGGACGAGATTAAGGGGGTTGCTTGTGTAAGGTTTTTGAAACAAGCAGAGGACGGGCTTGAGCCATATAAGCATGATCCTGATGGTAATTGCACATGGGTTGAGCTAGTGGTTGCAGATCAAGGGGTTGCGATCTCTTCACTATTTAATCTTCTTTGGTCGAAGTATGGACGGAGGCCTTTTGTGGCTTATCGCAGAGAGCTAAAGAACGGAAAAATCAGGAAGTTCGGGGTCGATATGTTTGACCGAATGAACTCCTATTGCATGAGGAATCTAACACTTGCCACTCATTAGAGTGGCACTACATGGAGAAAAACAATGTTTTTAGAGCAAAGACTTTCTAACCCCAAGTGGGCGCATTCCTACTCGGGGATGTTTTGGCAGAGTATGGTATTTTATGGTGGATCTCCGCCTTCCCCACCACCTCCGCCCCCGCCGCCGGATTATGCCGCCGCAAATAGGGCGGGAGTAATTGCAGATGTTCAGACATTAGGGGCTAGGAAAGATATTGAGCAGGCCGCTAAACTTGGCGGAACAGCACTTGCTTTCGGAGTTACCACAAGCACAGACGCAAATGGGAATGTAAAATACTATCAGACATTTAATGATGAAGGCAAAAGATACGGATCTCCTATCGAAGTTCCAAAGTCTGAGGCAGTAATTGATTTTAAGGGCAAGTCGGATGTCGATGTAGCGAAGGCACAGGCCGATTTCCAAAGGGCGGAACAAAGGGTCAATGCTCAAGCGGCTTTGGATTTACAGGAAGAATATGGGACAAAGTTCGCGACTCAGGCTAGGGAACAACTTCAGGCCATAGATCCAACCGGATACGCGAATCGCGAGCTTCTTGGGAAGAAGGTTGCTGATGCTAAGTTTGAGGGAGTATCAGATGGCCCTACATTTAGGGAAAATAAATTGGGGCCTACGCTTGAGATGTCAAAAGAAGGTCCTGCATTATCCCGTCAGGCCTACGGTCCCGAGTTTCAAGTGGGAGATGAGAATGCAGGTGGAGGCAATGCCGCAAGAGGCAGGGCTGAGATCGAGCGTCAGCTTGGCGAGAATCTTTTCAACAATGGCAGACTAACTGAGGAGCAGGCTCGTCGGCTAAATAACTCTGTTCGCGGGGCTCAGACTGCTCGAGGCAACATTTACGGAAATGCTCCTACTGCTCAAGAGATTCTGACTCGCTCCGGTGCAGAGACGGAAATGGCTCGTCAAGCTAGGTCGGATGTTGTCAGTTACTTGCAATCCGGACAGAGCAGTTACGACATTGCGAATGCAATCCGGCAGGAATCCAATCAGCTAGCCCAACAAGGCTACATGAATTATTCGACTGCTAACTCAGTCAACAATGCCCTTGCACAGCAAGAGTTCCAGAATCAACAGACTTCTCTTGGGCAGAGGAATCAGGCTCAACAGTCGATGTATCAGAATGAACTCAGCGCAAACACGGCAAACAATCAGCTAGCTCAACAGGCTTACGGGAATCAGCTTGCGGGAGTTCAACAGAGGAATGCGGCCACTCAGCAGGGGATCGCGAATCTTCAAAGCTATGCAGGACTTCAGCCCATCGTCACTCAAGGAGGACAACTTGGTAGCTTGGGTCAG